TTTCTATCTTCCTTCATCTCCTCTCTATTCTTTAGCAACTGAGTTTGCATACCGTTTAACTGCATGTTGTACTGGAACTCACGCTCCATCAACTGTAGCTTCAACATTGCTTCTCCCTTGAGCTTCTCTAGATCCATTGCGTTCTCAGCCTGCTTGAGTTGAATCTTACTTTCTGTCTCAAGTTGAATCTTTTGAATTGCCATTTGAGCAGCCGCCTCCTGAGACTGCATGTTGATCTGAGCCTGCATCTGCTGCTTCATCATCTCGTTCTTCTGATCAGTCTCCATCTTCTTAGCTCTCTTAACCTTAAGAAGTTGATTAGCCATCTTAATGTTCTTGATCTCTCTGATGTCGATAGCGTCCTCAAGGTTGATATCGTTTCTAGATAGAGCAATCTGAATGTTCTGCTCGAGTCTCTCCTTCTGCTCCTCATCTGGAGAAAGTTCAATAAAGATACCAAAGTCATGCAAGTACAAGTCCTTGATATCTCTTAGGATACCAACATTGTACTTACCGATCTGCATCGCAAACTCCTCTGCAAAGTCAGCGTACTCCAAGATATCAGAAACCCTAACGCTAAGTGCCTCAGCAAATGTCTTGGTCATAAACAAACTTGCGTCAAGAATGTGTCTTGTTGCAGTGTTTGAGTTAAGTGCTGCAAGCTTCTGTACGCCAACCAAAGCACGTGGATCTGGATCACTTCCGTCACGAGCCTCATTTAGCCCCGTCACGCCACGCAACATCTCCAAGTAGTGATTATAGTTGTTTATCAGTGCAGCCATCTTAGACTGTCCCGTAGTGCCTGTGAGAGGCTGTACAGGAACTCTTGCGTTGTTGAAGTCACCGTCACCAGTGTAACTACGTCCAACAACACTACCAGTCTGGAAGTATAGTCTTAGTGCGTCCTCTGGATTGTATGCGTTACCGTTACCAAGGTCAACCTCATTTAGACCATCAGCGTCAATGAACACACCGTCTGGCACCATTCTAGAAATAACCTGCTGCAACTTAAGGTGAGTGATCTGGATAAGATCTGCAAAAGGAATCATACGTCTAGTCAACGACTCGATCGTTCCCTTGTACATTCTTGGAGCAACGGCAACGTAGTTTGGCATAGCCATCTGAGATGCAGACTTTGGTCTTACCATGTTCTCCATCAACTGCCACTTAAGTACAATCTGAGTACCAGCGACCATCACACCCTCATACCACACGTCAATAGTCTTCTCAATTCTTTCGAATCTACCTTCCTCCATCATCTCTGCTGGAGGGTTAAAGCTTTCATCTTTCTCGATTACTCTAGTAGCGTTACCGTCTAGGATCTTCTTTTTGTAAACGTAAGTCTTTGTGGTCTTGTAGTTAAAGTAAAGTAGAGTACATGTGTCTCTTGAAAAAACATCGTCAGAATAAAATCTTGATACAGAGTAGTACTCACCCCAAGACTGATTTGTTTTTGCAATCTCTTCTAGATCCTCTTTAGTAAGTCTAGGGTTAATCTTAATTAGTTCACTCATTGGAACTGTCTTAACCTCTCCCCAGTAGAAGCAATCTCTAAAGTATGGATCTTCTGTGTAGCTGTAGATCACGTTAGCTGGATCTACATAGTTAATCTTTACGCCTTCTCCAGGAAGGAACTCGTGCTTACCAACAGCGATACCGATAGTTGTTAGATCGTAATCAAAACGTCTCTTAGTATCATCGTAGTGATTCTCTAATAGAATCGTGTTGATAGCTTCTTCTTCAGCAATCTCAACAGATGGCTTATAGTTAAGCTGCATAAATAGAGCTAACTCCTCGTCATCGTTTGGCAAATCTTCTGGACTTACCATGAAAGGATCTACACCAAACTTATCTTGAACCTCCATCAAAACCTCTTTCGCTGCCATCTCACCTTCGATCATGTCCTGATACTGATTTCTCCTATCGGCAGAAAGAGCATCTTGAGCGTAGGCTTTAATTGTAAAAAGTCTGTCAGACATACCATTAACAACGATGTCTACAAACTTAGGGATAATTGGAACTGGCGTCCAATCAATGTTTAAGTAAGAAAGGTCTCCATCAATAGCTAATTCGTTCTTGTACTTCTGAATAGGCTGCTCTCCACGAGCGTACAACCTAAGACGGTTAAAGTCTTTCCACTGGTTGTAATACCTTGCAGATCCACTGTCTCTCCTAAACCATTCGTACTGGATGGCTTGTCCTACTCTTAATCCAAACTCTACACTCGCCTTCTCTGCATCTGTGGCAAGTTGGCTTGGAAACTGGATCGGAGATATGTTTATATTCGAATCTTTCCGCATTAGCTAATTATTTGACTGGTTGTCCCATTGTTCTTGTATCTTGCAAATTTAATGCTTATTTTTGACTCTTTTCTCTCAGGCTGATACATGTGTTTTTGATTAGCCATGATAGCTAAACCAGAACTAATAGAGGCATCGTATTTTGTTCTATTGCTAATATCAAACTTAGCCCAGTCATTTAAAGTTCTGTTAAAGTACATCGAACCCATCTCGGAAGGATCTCTGTACGTAGCCTCCATATCTAGGCCAACATTCTTCTCAATATACGTCTCAATCGCAGATGCGTGAGCCTGCCTTACATCTTCACTTGAGTTAGGTATACCACCAAGCTCTCTCTCCGTTGGTGATAGCTTTGACAGTGGCTTATCTGGTCTGTTCAAACAGAAGTGTCTGTAGCCTCTATTCTTCATGTGGTACAATAGTCTTGGCTTGTTATTTTCTGCCAATACTGGCATACCATAAAAGAAGCATGCCATCAATACTTCCTCAAAAAATATTTCTGCGGTTTGAGGACGTGCAACATACTCTAGAAAAAACTCATTACTTGGAGCGTCTTCCATGTTGAACTTAGTCAAACCATGCAATGCTCCGTTAGATCCAAATCCATCTACAGTCCCAGAGATATCGTAGGAGTCACAACCGAACGCACCGATGTGCTCATTCATTGGGTAAAACAAATCGCCTCTCCTGTCAACCCTGTTCTGTAGACCACGTGGAGGAACCCATGATATGTTGAACCTTCCCCTTGGATCTGGAGTCCAAACAACCTCGCTGTCCTTCTTCCCATCTCTCCAACTAAAGAATCCTCTAGTGGTAAAGCTGCCAGCTATCAAGCTGTCGTTAAAGTCAATCTGAGTATAGATCTTGGTAAGGTTGAATATCGACTGCTTACTCTCATCTCTGAACGCGTGAGACTCTGTTCTAGGGTACTGACGATAGAACTCGTTAAGGGCATCAGGATCACTTTTAAGAGACTTTACTTCATTCTCCCAATAGTCTATAGCCCCAAGGTTTATAACCTCACCATCGACCCCTATTACAGGCTTCTCAGGCTTTCTAAATACTGGCATGCCGTACTTATCTATAAAGCCTTCCATGTTCCACTCCATAGGAATAAATAGGGCATAAAGACCACTCTTAGTCTGATCGTTCTCTGATCTCTTGTTTGGTCTTGAGTCTTCGTACAACTTCTTGAAGTTCTCGCCACCCTTGTCAAGTGCGTTGGATGTAGATCCCATCATACACTTTCCAATAATCTTTCTACCTAGACGCAAACATGTTTTGGTTACACGCCAGTTGTTCAGAATATTATTTGGTTGTGACCACTTACCACTTTCGTCATGTACCAACAACTGTAGCTTCTCACCATCGTAGCTGTTGTCTGCGGTATTTTTCCAGTCAATAGTAGTATTAAGACCTTCCTCTGGCTCCTCTTCATCGTGCATAGTCTTAAAGTTCTTTGCAGTGATCTTGGAAGATGGTATTCTAAATGCCAGTTCAGTCCTTGGATTGTCCATACCGTCTTGAATAGGCTTGAAAAAAAACGGATAATTCCTAAACGTAGGTACAACCTTATCCGTAAACATCGTCTTCGCATCTGGACCAGTCTTCGATAGAATCCCTATACGTCCGTTGTGGATGTTTGTACCGATGTTAACAATCTCACCGTCTGCCATGTACGAAAATCCAGAACGTCTGATCTTCAAGTACACCATACCAAAAGATCTTGGGTCAGCCTTGCAAGCCTCCCAGTAAATGTAAAGGATTCTGTTAGCCTCTCTGAAATCTGGGAAACCAACGTCAATGCTAGACCACTGCAAGTACATGTAGTGACCACCAGTGATGTATGTTGAGATCCCGTTATTCTTAAACCAGAATCCATTATCTCTCCTGTCGAACTCAGCGTCAATGTAATCTACCCAGTTATTTCTAAACTGGAGAGGCATCTTGTTCCACTGAAAGATTGACTTTATCTTAGAAAGAGCTGATGGAAACTCAGATCTCTCCCAGTACTGATCTTCTTTCTTTGCAGACCTGCTGTAAACTTTCTTAGGCTCCTCTGGTAATGCTACTTTTAATCCATTAATCTGATATATTTCACCAATGGTACCGTCCTTAGATATAACCACAAGGTCATACTCAGAATTATACCCGTACTGGTATATCTTTTTGGTATTACCCTTGATCCTATCCTTCTCAGGTATAACATCAATAATAGTGTACAGGGACTTACCCGTGTCTCTTTGCTCTTCGTTCAGCAAATCCACCTTTTCCAGTTTCATCTACGTCTGTTTTATTTAGCAGTTCTTCCTCTGCCTCAACACGATCAAGTATCTCAAACGCATCAAATATTGCCAGCTTCTTAGTAGCAGCAGCGTTCTTTAGCTTGTCAGCGGAAAGGTCTTCTTCTCCTCCAGAGATGATTCTCTCCTCTGCAACTTCTATCAAGTGCATCACAGCCTTTCGGCCAGCACTGATAATCTTTCTCTTTGTTTCATTTAACTCCATTTAGTTCTATGCAAACATTTTTAGAATACATTCTGTAGAGGGTAACTCCATCTATCTCAAATTCATACTCACTCTCTGGGATAAAGGCAACCTTGTCACCGCTCTTTAATCCCTTGTCAATAAGATCTTGGTTAGGGTATATAAGAGTTCCCCTCAAGTACTCCTCGTTTCCAATCTTTGAAAGAATGTAGTTATCCATTCGTTTCTCTGGCTTAACAAAGCAATACCGTGAGTGAGCTTTCCAGTCACCGTCTCTCTTGTAAAGATAAAACTGATCATCATCAATCAAGAATATGCTTTCAAAAAGGTGTGACCTACCGCTACGCTCATTACCGTGAACATCGTTGTAGTACTTAAATACGTTGTGGTGAACTATCACAATATCTCCTGGCATAACATCTCCAGTATATCCAATAGGTGTAGCCAAAACCTTAGCGTGTCTATTAGATGCCTTGTGATCTTCCTTTGAAGAGCTAGTTATAAAGTCTATACCTCCAATGCTCTTCACGTTATCGTACCTAGATCCACCTACTGGCTCTACAATAAAGTGAGATGGTGACCTCATTCAAAATCAAGATTAAACTCTAAAGTTGCTGGCATGTTTTCGTTAAAGGTCTTCCATAGGTAAATTTCGCCTGATCCATCTTCACCTTGAATGACAAATATCTCAATGCGTCTATTCACCTCTCTGATGAGATGTATTTTGTACATGTCATTAAATACAGATTGACCTACAACGTAGTGCATAGAACTACCCTTGTAGTCTGCACCGATAGATACTTTACGAATTACCATTGGTCACCTCCCCTGTCTTAAGGTCGATGACTGCGTCCTCTCCGAACTCAGCCTTAATAGCTTCCTCTTCTTCAGAGATCTTTTCAGATATCTTTGAAAGTTGAATGAAAAGACCCTGCTTCTCAATTTCGATCTCAGCAATTCTCAACTTAGCTGTTGCGTAAGCTACTCGTAGACTGTGGATCTTCTCTAGTTGTGTTTTTTCGATTTGTGCCATTTGATTATAATTAAATACAAATATGAGTTTTTTTATCTAATATCGCAAATTAAAACAATTTTTTGCTAATGCCAATTTGATGCGTTTGAGTAAATGGTTGGTACTGGTAACTGAATAAATATTTATTGTCTAAATAGGAAACAGATGCACTTGGCTGAAGTAAAGAGTTAACTGCACCACCAACGTAAATACCCTTTGGCTTTTTTACTATTGTTTCTGTTCTTGTTTCAGTAATTGTATTTGTAACAACTGGTATCTTATAATCGTTAGTAGCCGTCATTTTAAGCACCTCTCCCAAGACTTCTCCACTAACCTTAGTACTTCCATACTCAAATGGGAATGTAGTCTCAAACGAGCTAATAGTGGGCTTATAATCAACCAATACTGTGTCCCTTAAAACTTGCGTTTTTATTTCTTTTTTAGGGATGTAAACAGTGTCAACAATCTCAGTATAAACTGTGTCAGTCTTAACTTCAGTTACAACCTCAAAAGTACTCTCCTGTTCTTCGCGAGGATAAATTATAATAGTAACAACAGCCCCAAAAAGAAACCAAGCCAATACCTCTAGAATATTTTTGTTCATATTAAGCTTGTTGTAGAAGTGAATAGTATAGCTTAAACTTTGCAATTCGATCAGCTAAACCATGTGTTCCACCGTTAACTCTTTTAGTAACTGCGGTTACGGTATCATCACCTGAACCTTTAGAACAAATATCCCAAAGTTTGTTTTTATCAAAGAACCAGATTGCTGAGTCCATTGGATACTTTGTGGCTACTAGGTCTGGGTTTGCAACACAGTCTTCTTTAATAAAGTCAGAAAAAGCCTTGTAATTGCTCTTACCTGTCAACTGGATATAGCCTCTACCTCTAAACTTAAATCCTTCTTTTGAAGCCTCGTCACCGTTACCCATTCTATTGGCGTACACTCGTGAACCAATTGCCTCATTATTTCTTGCGTACTTCATCGCTATAATATTATCTGCAAAGTACTTAGGAAATACCTTTCGAAGACCTTCAGCAGAATAATTTAGATTCTCAGTAACAAATTGGAAGTTACCTGACTCATGCGCAATTTGTGCTAGAAAGTGAGCAAGATGTAAAGGATTTTTAATGTCGTACTTATCGACAACTTGTAGCATGTAAGAAGATGCCGCTTTTGGTAATTTTGTTGCTAAATTTGATGTGTTCATTTTTTTTCTTCTTGAGTTGCGTATTTAATTCCCATAATTGTGCCAACAATGGAGAAGGCATTTGTTAATAAAACTGAAAACATGTTTGACCATGTTGAACCAATAATTTGCGTGTCTTTATTCGATAGAATGGCAAACGAGTACATTATAGTTGTAATAAAGCCAACAGACATAATTACGAAAAGAGCAGACTTTACGATGACCTTAATTAACTCGTTTTGACTTTTCTTAATAGTAGCGTCTAAGTCATTTAATGCTGCATCCTTTTCAATTTCGATTGCGGCCTTTAATTTATTTGAGTTTTCCAACTCTGCTTTTATATTTTGAGATAGCTCCTCAATCTTATTCTTACTTTCAATAGTTTGGCTGATATCAGTAGCGATCTTCATGATCTTTGTTATTTCACCAACCTCATTAAATATAGGATTATAAGTCGCTTGTAAATAGATAGGACTGCTGTCTATTTTTCTTCTTTCAAATTCACCTTCAAAAAACTTTCCTTCACGTAGAGTTTCCCAAAACTTTGTATACTCATCTGATTTAGAGTATTCGTAACTAACAAAAATAGAATGATGTTTCCCAATTAATTTATTGTGTTCATCTTCAGCTAATCCCATAGCTTTTAAAAAAATAACATTCACTCCAAGAATAAAACCATTCAAGTCAAAGTAAATAATCGCATTGCTACGATTAATCGCCTCCATTCGGCTCAATAGTTCTTCCTTGCTAAGGTTCTTCATTCTTCACTATTAGGCTTCTTAAATATCTTTTCAGCAGCACTAATTCCTAGCGCAGCAGCAGACAAAGCCGCTACTGAATATACTAATGCTTCAGAAGGCTCATTAACTGCATCGTGGTTAGCGTAAAGCGTGTAGCAAAGAGCAACAGCACTAAATACACCTACAAATCTTTTGCTTGACGCCTCTCCGTTTTCGGATAGGAATCCTTTTGACCATTCAAAAAACTTTTTCATAACTTCTTAAATATTTTGCGCCAGATAATTTTAACATCATTTAAAAAAAACTCACTTTTTTTAATTTGCTCCCACAATTTGACAATCAAACCTAGAAACGTCAAAATTAAAATAAAGAATTTAAGAGTTTCGTTCATGTTCATTACCGAAGTAACCGCCCCTATAACCCCTAAACCCAGTACCTGCTCAAATGGTGGAATATTACTCATTTACGTAATTGTTTTTTTTCCCAAAAATAGTCATTTTTTATGTCATAAAAAGAAATCCCACCACAGCTTATGCTGAAGTGGGACTCTCTTACCCTAGTTAATATTGTGGTATTACTTTAGGAATAGGTCAATGAAAGATGGATACGATTCACTTGACTTAAAGTCAAATTCATCTACGTTAAAGTAGAAGTCTTTAAAGTCAATCTCTGTTTCAAACAACTCAGCTCTTTCAGTGCTATAGTTAACAAATGCCTCGCTTTCAAAGAATTCCTTTGTTTGCTCTGGCTCTGTCTCTCCGAAATGCTTCTTAAATAGCTCCTTCTCAGACTCAGTAAGCTCCTCAATTTCTTTCTCAATTTCTTTAGAAAGTTTTGAAAGCTGATACTTTGCCTTGAAGTGAATCTCCTGTAGTAGGAGACCTTTGTAGAAAACTTGTCCAGTTGTCCGATCAGACAACCCGTTAAGCTCTTGTCTTAAGAGCACTAGGTCTTTTAATTTGAGTTTCATAAAGATTTAATTTTTGACAAATATACTACTAATTTTTATTCTGCGCTAGGCACGGGATCAGGAGTTGGAGGAGCCCAAGGAAGTGGCTCTTCTTTAACTTTCAATAGATCAATTTGCTTTTGAATCTGAGAGTTTACATGCTCTTCGTAAGATCCAACAACAACAGACTGAATCCATCCAAGTACAATCTCCTCTGTCAACTGATCGTAAGGAATAAAGTTTTCTGGATCAATTGAGCTAGGAGGAAATGGAGTTGCTCCAGAGAACACTCCTTCGTTACCTTGCTCGTCTACTCCTGTCTTTGTCCAGTAAGTCTGGATAATTGCGTTTGGCTCGTTAGGCAAGTCCATGCCCTTCATGCCTGTTACTTTCCATGTGTAAATCATATTAGTTTGCTTTTAATGTATCAATTTCTTTTTTAAGTTCTTTAATTGCTCCAAGAAGAACTGGGATAAGACCTGTGTAATCAAGAACCAGTTTTTCAGTCATTGGTTCTACTTCAACGAGCTCAGGAAAATGTTCTTGTACCTCTTGAGCAATCAATCCTATCCTGTTCTTATCATCTGCAAAGTTATTAAAAGAATAATAAATTGGACTGATTGATTCAAGTTTTGATAGATTATCTTCCATCAAGGAGTGAATGGTTTTAATTGTTCTATCTGAAAATGCAGACCAGGATTGTGACCCAGCATTTTTAACAACACCTACGCTATTGCCATCAAGTACATAAACATTATACCCAGCATTCATCTGATCTAACACCATGTGTCCACTGGTTCTTAGATATCCTCCAAATGAACCAGATACTGATGTCATATACATAGAACCACCAATTCCATTTGTTAATACGTACCCATTAGCTATTTCTAAAGACCCAGCGAAATATGATCCACCACTAGGATCAACGTAGTATCCAGTATTATTAGAATCGTAGAAAATAGGAGCACGCATAGAGCCTGCGGCCTGAAGGTATCCAAAATCAAAACTAGTAAAAGACCCATTCCAATACCAAATCCACCCCCTGCTATTATCATGTACACCAACATTATCACCACCTGTACTCATGAACACGTGTCTAGATCCAATACCATATCCAGCCCATCCATTTCTACTACCAACTGTTGCTACAGTACCGTATGCATTACCAGTATATTCAGGCGAAGCAATAGCTCTACTGTACGCATTCCAATAAAGTCCAGTAGCAGCAGCAACATAGTACCAGTCATTTATTGTTAGCCAGTTTAAGCTTGATCCTGAAGCAGCATTAATGTAATAGGCTGTATTGTCAGAGTCATAAAAGATTGGAGATCTAGCTGATCCAGCTATAGTAACATAACCGTATGAATGACGTAATTCACCACCATAAGTTAATCTCCACTCTTCTGTTGGAGAAGCATCACTACCACCTATAGCAGCATACCATCCATTCTGACCTGCCCCCCAACCGCTTGTGGTTTTATATAATCCTGTATTTAAGTGAGTTACATATCCATCACCATATCTAGCTCTTTGATATGTCATTGGATACCACCTATTCACATATCCAGCATCTGCGTACTCAGTTGAAATAGGAGCAAAAGTTAAAGCTGTAACACCACCTGTTGTAGAAGGTGAATCTAAAAGAATGGAATTCATTCTAGAGGTAGTTGCAAAGTCTCCGTAATATGCAGTATTATTTCTATCATAAAATATAGGAGCACGCATTGATGAAAACGCACTAACATCCCCAGTAGAATTTGAACTACCACTAGCAAAGAACTCATGCCCAGCTCCATTAGAAGGCGCGTTGCCTATATATGTATTACTTCCATAAATCCAGTTAGTTGATCCAGCTGTAGTAATACCGTTAGGGAAAAACGCTGAGTTTGCTGTACCCCAAGGGTTACCAAAACTTGTATATCCAGATGGAGCATTAACATTTGTAGTTGTAATCGCGCTACCAAAAATAGCAGCCCCAGCTGAAGTAAATTGAAGAGATTGAGTTCTAGTTCCAGAAGTGTTAGTATTGTAAAAATACCAATCTCCAGTATCTGAGAATCTCATATAAGCCTGTCCATGACTTGTATTTAATCTACCGAATCCACCAGGAGACCCACCATCATTTGTCACGTTATATCCAAATCCACCCCAGTTCCATGTTACACCAGGTTCAGAACACCACATTCTTAAGTTTATTTGACCACCTCCTCCACCATTTTCTGATGCTAAAAGTCTAACACCTATTTGAGAATTTCCATGCCCTCCACTTACTTGAAGCGTACCGTATAAATTTGTGTCACTATTAGGGTTAACATAATAAGCTGTATTATCTGAATCATAAAATATAGGAGCTCTAAAAGATGTTCTTGCTGTTACAAAACCGCCTGAATTAGAAATAGACAATTCTTCACTTCCAGAACTATAATTGTAAAATCTAAAAGAACCATTATAATGATATAATTCCCATTTATTAGTTCCTGCCTCTCTAAAAAACATTCCAGCGACTAATGCTCCAGTACTACCATTAATAACTAACTGATTGTCATTTCCATTAATAGTTAACGGGCCACTTAAAGTTCCTCCTGTTAATGGAAGAGCATAAGAACTAAAATTTGTAGATAGTAAAACATCAGCAAAAGATGAATAAACAGAAGCTGATCCAAATGCCTGCTGGTATATTCTCATTCCTATACCACTCTTTAAGAACATAACTAGATTGTCAGCTCCTCCTGATCCATCAGAATATGACCTAAGATGTAAATAGTCAGCATATGGACCAGTGTTGTTATTAGACCAAGATGTAAATCCAAATCCCAAACGAGCAGCAGTCATTGAACTTGGAGAAATGGTTCTTATATCCCAAGACTGAATAGCTCCACCAGAAGTACCATTTACTAATGACGCTGTTGATGCAGATCCTGCACTTCCAGTAATATTAATACCCCAAGATCCAGATGCAACACTTCTAATAGAAGACATTGCATTTGTAGGAGAAACAGATCTATAATAATTATCTCCTTGCTTGGTAATAAATGATGTAATGGATGTTCCTGCTCCAGGATTACCATCGTCAGACATATTGATATAGTTACCAAAAATATATCCTGACGCATCTCTAACAACAATATGATTACCCAATGTTGAAGTAGAAGCACTAAATCCATCTACAGTCTCAGCGTTACCAGTAATACTAATCCCCCATGTACCACTTGCATTGCTACCATTAGCATTTGCTTTGCTATTGAATGTTGTCCAATCTGAGTTAGATAGGAATCCATTCTGTGACGCAGTTGCTTGTTGAATGGTAATATTAGGAGTAGCACCTCCACTTGAGAACAATGGACTAGACGCAGTTACAGATGAAACACCAGCTGTAATAGTCCATGATCTATTAGCAGATAAGTCAAATGTAACTCCATTAATCGTAAGAGTTCTAGATGTTGGAACATAACTACCAAGCTGACCAAGCGCAACAAATTCGTTTGAGTTTACAGCATTAGATCCAATAACTCGCCCATTAAAGTTAGCAACAACACCAGAAGGCAAGTCAGAAATAGCTCCTGTTGCAGCGTTAACAACTCCAGTGGTCTTTCCAACAATAATGCCAGTAGAGAACTGCTGTACGCCTGTATTGTAAGCGTACACAGGATATCTACCAGATGGGTTGTTTGAGTAGTAGTCTAAAAGATTTGAATTAATAGAAGCACTTAAAAGTCTTTCTCCTGTAACAAGTACACCTCTAAAGAATGAGATAGGAGTTGTTTCAAAACCGCTACCATTTCTGTTAAATGTATTTACAAAACTCCATGTAGCCTCTCCGCTAGGAACAAGCTCATTTTGATTGTAAGCAACTTTCAAACCATAAAGAGTGTCCGTTCCAATCTTAAAGTTCAACACATCACCACCTCTAACAATAGTCTTTAGACCTGTAATAGTCTGATCGGTAGCTAAAGTTATGTATCCACTTAAATCAGGAGTGTAGTTAGGTATGTTTAACGTAGATCCTACTAATGTAGCCGCTCCACTTGTCCCAGTTGTTGTAAGCGTTATAACATTTTGCTTGCCATTAAATGTAATCCAATCAGCATTGCTTAACAATCCTGTTTGTGTAGCAGTAGCAACAGTAGAAGGAATAGTTACAGTCTTAAGATTAATAGCAGTAACATGACCCTCAGCAGATGATGTAACACCATCTATAGCAGTGAATGATCCACCAAAAGATGGAGTCTGAGTAGATGTTGTATCTGTTCTAGTTACAGAATTGTGTACAAGAGAAATCGTGTTGTTTGTAGCCTGATTTGCACTAAACGTGCCAGATCCTGAAAGAACTCCTGTTCCCTGAACAGTAAGAACTCCATTTTTAATGTCTGCTATCAATGGATAGAATGCTGAGTAGTCAGATTGATTAGCAACAATGTTACCAACCCTTCCAAACACACTACTTACTGAGTCACTATTATCAACCTTCTGCCAAGCAGTATCATGAAATACAATCCAGTCTCCTACTTCCCAATCATTAATTCCGTTGATATTTGTTGTACCTGCTACGTTTACAATGTAGAAAGTACCATCCGTACCAACACTTGAAGTAATGGTAGGAGTATTTGTTGATGCGTTCCAAGTTCCTTCATACTGAAGTCCACCAACTAATTGGTTTACTTGATGCTGAAGTTTACCAAAAGCAGTTAATATTGAGTCTGTGCTAAGAATTGCGTTACCTGCTATATTTAATCCTGTCAACACCTTTCCTGTTACGGCAGAGTTTGATAGCGTAGCAGTTACAGAACCAGGGCCAGAAGCAGTAACTTCACCTGTTAACGCAGTAATATAATTTCCTTGAGGAGCAGGAGTATATCCAAGGATAGTGCTAATAGTTGCACTTTTCCAAAGATTTAAAGTAGTGTCTCTGTAAAGCAATCCATTGTTTACAAATGGTTCAGCAGAAACATCGTGAAGTTCCTCAAGCTCATAACCATTGTCAATCTTTACATAAATCTTACCATTGTTTGCATGAGCATACTCAACATATCCAAGGATAACAGTATGCTGTGGGGCAATTGGTTTAACATTAGTTACTGCTCCAGCTATTGTTGGACTCAAATAAATTACATCACCGTCATTCCAAGTTTCACCCTGAAGACTTCCAGTAGTGTTTATATTTGTGATTTGACCAATATTTATAACAAAACCTTCTTGATTTTTAAATATGTTCTCACATACCAATCCTAAAGTTGATACGCTGTTTAAATCATTATTAGCTTGAGCTAAAGTAACAGCAAGTCTTTGACCTTGAGCTCCAGAAATTTTTACTACTTGATAATTAGTTCTAAGTAGATTAACATTTGTATTATTTCTTACCTTAGAAATAATGCTTTGCCCAATTGGCACACTATAGATGTTACCTTGAACTGAAAGCCTTACTGTTCCATCTACACTATCCCACCACATTACACCCTCTGCTGAAGGTATGCTAGTGTTAGTTGTATTAAATCTTACAAAATCAGAAGTTAATCCATAAGTTCCAAGGTTTACATCTTGAGTAGCCCCTGTATAAGGAACATAACCTGCCAAAGAAGGGAATGTAGCCAAAGATCCATCACCACGTATATAATCAGCAGTAGTACCAGCACCAACAACAGTAAGTGTTCCAGATCCATTTACAGGACTATTAGAAACAGTAAATGCAGATGGCATACTAAGACCTACACTAGTAACTGTACCTACGTTCCATGTTCTATCTGCTGATAGGTCGTAAGTTGTTCCATTAATAGTAAGTTGTCTAGTTCTATACGCATACCTAATGTCTCCCCAAGTGGTATCAAATGAGATGTTTACATCTGAAGACAAGTTGCCTCCACCAGTAAGTCCAGTACCAGCATTAATTGATCTAGTTGTTGGTACATATTGACTAGCGTCAACAGATCCATCAGCCTTCAAAAACTGAGAAGATGTACCTCCAGCCTTAATAAAAGAGTTTGCATTAATGTTATTTGAACCAAGGTTCACGTTAGCACTTGCTCCAGTGTATGGAACAAACTTATTGTCTGCCTCAGTCTTCGTATAAGCGTCAGTAATACCATAACCACTCAAAGTAGTTGGTGTTCCTGTAATCTTTGACCAGTTTATAGAAGAAATTGAATCGCTTGAAATAAGGCCAAACAAAAGGTTACCAGCTGATCTTAATAGAACATGACCATCAGAGTTTGCTTGTATGTCAGCAGGATCACCAGTACTAAATACAGATCGTCCTATTACAGACGTTCCTACGCTGTCTCTGAGCTTTTCATTGCTCACAGCGTTGTTTGATATTGTTGTAGAAATAGACGTCTTACCGCTGCCCGTAACGTCTCCAGAGAGCGTTATAGTTTGGTTCTCCAAAAGGAATGGAGGAACGCCAGTAATTTTTGTAAATGCAAGGCTGTTAATCCATGTTGGATTATCGTAAGCCTGAGAAAGTCTAGGATAAAAAGATTGATAGTCAGCCTCAATAGCAAGTATAGCCCCGATTCTACCAAATACGCTAGTTACAGCGTCAGTGTTATCTACCTTCTCCCAAATAACTCCATTAGATATAATCCAGTCACCTACTGCATAATCTACACCACCAAAAACTCCAGCGACAGAAACTACATAGTAGTGTCCCTTTTCTTCTGGAACTAGTGGATTTAATGTTGGAGTATTTGTAAATGCGTTCCAAGTACCCATGTACTGAACCTGACCAATAATAGAATCAGGAATCTGAGACAATGGAACCTTACCGCCTGCATCTAGAGAAGCAACCCCGTTAGCAACTCCAACAGATGTCTTGTCAACCTTAAGATCAAGCAAGATATCAATTTGGTTATCTAAGTTAGATATAGCAGCATTAAGCTGACCAAGTGTTGCAGACTCAGTTGTAAGAACAGCTGGAGGATGAATAATTCTTCTTGAGCTTGTAATAGACTGGCCCAAGTCATTTGGAATAACAAAAATGTTTTCCCCTTCTGAAATAACTCTAAGTGCGTCAGCACCCAAGCTAGTGGTTTCTATTACAGCTCCATTTACGGCATAAATAGTTCCCCCTACAGCAAGACGATAACCCATGGCATTCACGCCTCCAATCACGATGTTTGAACCGTCTTGGAAAATCTGTGAGTTACCTATTGAATCATTTGATGTGAAAACAGGAACATAACCTGCGTTACCAGATCCTTTTATATAGCCACCAAAAATATCAGATACACTAATTCTAATGTTCTGTTCTTCAGTATAACCCACAATGAAGTCTAGATCGCCAGGATCGCTTACTAATAGAAAGTCCGAAAATCTCATCCGATGATTATTCCAATTACAATTACCATAATGCTATAATGTTTAGAGCTGAGGTACCACTAGCCCATACCTTAATAACCTGAACTGGAACAAATGTTCCACTCACGATACCAGTAAAGGTCACATCGTCACCACCAGCGGTAGTAACTCTTAAAGTACCTCCAGTTCCAACATACAAAACACAGCCCTTATTGTCTAGGCCATTCTGGTTTGCAATATTAGGAATATCAACAGTATTACTTGGTGTAACAGCAGCAGCTCTAGCTGCTTGTAATTTTTGTACTGCCATTTTCTTGTTGTTTAAAAGGAAATAACTCGTTTAACTTAGCTTTTCTAGCAGCACAACCACAACCTTTCTTACGAGTAACTTTTTTTACTACATAAGAAATACCTGTGGAGTCAACTACCTTTTCAATTACGTCTCCGAGCCCTTCCATGGTTAATTATTTTTTACTTTTACCAGCTTTAGAAAGAGCAATAGCAATAGCTTGCTTTCTAGGCTTACCAGCCTTAATCTCTTTCTTTATATTCTCACTAATCACTTTTTGTGATTTTCCAGACTTTAATGGCATAGCTAAATGTTTTGACAAATATACGACTTTTTACCTCTTCTTATTCTTGTGCAGACCATGGGAAGCGTATTGTTTTCCAGATTTTGTTGCCTCTCTCTTTTCTTTATTAGCCATATCAAGCTTTGCCCTACCAGCTGAAGTAGACTTTAATTTAGAAATAGTGGCAGAAGGTGCGTAAACCTCTCCAGTCTCCTTAGATGGTTTACCACTAGCGGTTCTCCATTTTTGTTTAGTCCACCTATTTAGATCCTGCTGCTGCTTTTTCATTTGTATTCCCCACCTTTTTTCTTATACTCACTGGCAAGAAGCTGTGCCTTTCGAGCCGACCACTCTCCAGGATCACCACCTTTACTACCAGACTTGATCTTTTCGAACAATGCCTTCCTCATAGTTGGCTTTGTGTAGTTACCAGCAGAGTTAACAGTAGATTTCTTTTTCATCACCATTTTACCTTATCTGCCCAATAAGCTGCTGACATTGGTCCTTTTGCAATATTTTTACTATGTCTTGCCTTAAAAGACGCTCTTTTCTTCTTCATCGTATCAGACTCTCCAGCCTTTGGTTTTCCAGCAGTCTTAGCTCCCTGCTCACCAAATCGGATAACCTTCTCCTTTCCAGCAGAGCATGCCTTGACAACGTGTGATTTTTTAGGATGTGATGGTGTACTCTTTGGAGAGTTACACTTCATTTCACTTTTTCTTACCATAGCCAATCGCTTCTTTGGTCTTCACCATAGTCATAGCTTCCAAAAGAGCTTCTGCAAGATCTTCTTTCTTCTCGTTTGCCTTTTTGACCTGAATGCATTTCTCGATTCCAGTCATACTTCTTGTTGGTCTGTTCATAATTTTTTTTAGCTTTACTGCAAATATACGAATATGAATTCATTCAAAAGAAGAGCAAAAAGAGTTTGGGATAAAGAAAACATCCCGATCAGAAACATCAAGCGACCAATATACGACAGAAGACATCCAGAGCACGACTACCTAAAGTACTGGAGGGTAATACGTTACTGGACACTACGCAAATACAATCTAAAAAGTCAGGACCTGGACATGCTACTGTTCCTATACAGCGAGGGTTATTTTGACAATGAAAGATTTGAGGAGTACAACAACGTACTGAGCTGGGATATCGATAGATTTAGAAGGCTCCTAGAGAATGGATGGATTCACGTTTGGCGTGAAAAGACATACAACTCTAGGGCCCTATATGAAATTACTGAGAAGGGTAGGCGAGCAGTGAACGCAATGTACAAGAAGCTAAACCGTGAGGAGATCTCAATGGACCCACACACTAACCCAATGTTCCTCAAGGACACTGTCTACTCAGACAAGGTCATGAGAAACTTTATCAGAAAGATGAACATGGAAATGAAGGAGGCTAAACGCCAAAGACGTCAGGAGATTCAAGAACAACGACAACGTCTCGCTCAAGTATTACAGTCAAAACCTCTCCAGCAATAATCATCTCATGAGAAGCAAACTTATCATAGTAGATAAACTCGCCATCGTTGACCGACTTAACATCGTCACCAACCTTGACAATCTCACCTATACCATAGCGCATTTTATTTTTGTCATCAGCTGACAGGAGAAGCCCGACTTGTGTTCGGGCTTCTTTTTCTATTTTTCTGATTACCAGATACTTACCTATTGGTCTCATTTGCGATTATTGCGTTTGTAGTTAAAATTGTAGTCGCCACGGAGATGGCGTTTTTCAGAGCGGTCTTTGTAACCTTAAGTGGATCAACGATCCCCATCTCAAACATGTCAGCAAACTCGTTGGTCTTAACATTGATACCCTCGTTACCTGACGTATCTCGAAGCATTCCAAGAATAAAATCGCTATCTAGGTCTGCATTTTTAATAATCTGATAGAATGGAGCCTGGATTGCGTTCACAAAGCAATCAACAACCCTGTCGTTGTAGCTTTCCTTGAGCAGCTGCTCACCGATTCGGTACAAGGCCAAGCCACCACCAGCAACAATTCCCTCTTCCATGGCTGACTGCACCGCGCAGACTGAGTCATCGACACGATCGTACAGCTCCTTCTGCTCAACGTCTGAGTTGCCACCCACGTGGATGATACCAACACCACCAGTCAAGTACGAAATACGCTCCTTGATGAAGTCTTTGTCCTGCTTTTTGTTCGCCTGGTCGTGCGCCTGCTTCAACTCACTCACTAAAGCTTCAAGTGTCTCCGTATTGTCTACGTTTGGAGACGGAACCAGGACAGTCTTGTCTCTCGATACTACTACCTTAGACGCGAAGCCAAGATCATCGAAGCCAATTAGTGCTGTGTCATCGCCTGACATCTGGCTGAAGAACCGTCCGCCTGTCGCAACAGCCAAATCTTGCATCAGCTCGTGCTGCTTGTAGCCAAACTGAGGCGGCTCCACGATGCAGTACTTCAAGTTGTTCTTCAACACGTTCGCTGCGATCGTATTTGTGAAGTTCGCAGAGCATGGCGCAACGATCAACAATGGCTTCCGACTGTCAATCACTGGCGCAAGTGCGTTCTGGATCTGAGTGATGCTCGATAGCTCAATGTCTGTCATCAAGATGTAGCAGTCCTCGGCCACGTACTCGTCATTCTTCTGGTTGTTCACGAACAATTTGTTTGTATACCCACGATCCATGCGGATACCCTTGATCACCTCAGCGTAGGTCTCCGTGGTCATCGACTTCTCAACCGTCACCACACCGTTCTTCCCGATCTTCTTGTACGTGTCAGCGATTAGCTTCCCAATGTGTCTGTCGTTGTTGGCAGAAATTGTGGCAATGTCCTCGATCCAACGCTTAGTTGTCCGAACTGCCATCTTGGCAAGCAAGCCCTCAGTCCTGTCTGACAGCTCATTGATCTTCTTGACTGTACCCCAGTCAGCGTTCAACGCCATCCCTCCCTCAACTAAGGCCTCGGTTATCACCACCGCAGTGGTTGTCCCATCGCCTGCCGTCATCGCAGTCCTCTCACTGGCCTCTCGAACGATTCGAACAGCCATGTTCTCCACTGGATCGTTCAAGTGGATACTCTTTGCAACTGTAACACCGTCCTTTGTAATTGTTAGACCACGTGTGTGGCTCGGAGAGTCAATGATCACCGTCTTACCACTCGGTCCAAGAGTGCTCTTCACTGCACTCGACATGATCTTGACACCACGTAGTAGTTTGTCACGACCTTCTTGGTCAAAGTAAACTTCCATAAATTAGATTTTTAGTTCACGACAAATATACAAACCCTATGCCAATTAACAAGCATGACAGAAATGTCAGAAAAAACGTCCGTATATATATATATATGTACGATGTATATAAATAGATATTTTTTTTTTATTTTTTTAAAGATAAAATGCGCATTTTGAGCATCTCGCTAAGTATCAGTGACTTAACTAACACTTTTTCGACATTTTGATGGTTTTCATTTACACTTTTTGCGAGATATATGTACATTTTGGGTTATACCCCCAAAAATTGCGTGGCGGCCGCAGGTGGAAAACGATCCAAAATTGGCATGGGGGGCTGCAACATGGTTGCATTTACCCTAACTTTTTGGCTTTTTCCCATGCAACATGGTTGCATAAAGGCCTATTTTGACACGAGTTGTGTCGATATTTGTGCCATTTGTGTCGATTTTGTGCTGGCTTTGTGTCGTTTGTGTCGGCAGTTGTGTCACATCTTTGCGACAATTAGTGACAAAGTTGCCTAAGCAAATAAGCATTTACGCAATGTCCGTACGAGCATAACCGCTTATGCAAATATGCAGATAAGCAGTTATTGACCGCTGGTCAACTTACTCAACTGACGCAATTATGACGCAATTGAACGCTGGTCAATTTATCGAAAAAGACTTTTTGAACGGAAGTCAAGTTTCCCCTCACGCGTACGCGTACGCAATTCCTTTATGGGATTTTATGCAAGACATACTCAGAGATTGCTTTATCCCTCCAATCATATTTAAGATTCAAAAAATCAACAAATTTCCAAGAAACAAAATATAACTCACTGATTTACAATGCATTACAAAGAAAACTTAGGGCATTTCCTCCATAGTGTTCATTTTCGGACAAAAGTGATCGATATCGGACATTTTTCATGCATTTCGTGTCAAATGGCCAAGGTAGGCCAACTTAGACCATGGATATCCAACCGACCTAGATTGAAAATTTTCTCCCTGATTATCAAGCAGTTACAAGAAAGTTGAAAAAAATATTTGCATGAAATTTGGAATTCTGAAGCCCGTCCCCCCATCTTTGAATCATCAACAACGGCACACGGCCTTGAAGTTCTTTGACATGCTGAAATACGCCCACTGGGTGTGACACAATACAAGTGTATAACATGACCTGTAGAGTAACCTGACGGCTAGGGTAACAGGGACGGATTAAAACATAGCATTAGACATCGAATGATGAATCGTAGGGTAGCATCCAATTAAGCGTTATACCTAGATGTCCAATGTATACATCCCCTACACTATGGGTGTGGCATTCGATTGCGATAGGGGACTATAACTAACCTAAACAAATAATACCATGAGAAATCTACTTATCAACACTGAAAATTTGAGTGACAATAACACATTCCAATTCAAGAAAGTCCCTACTATGTACGAGGGATTTACAGATGTGTTTTACAAAGGGCAGAGGATAGCAATTTTAAATGGGTTATCCGCTCCATTGCAATGGACTGCAAAAAATGGCTCGAATATCCCAAACGATGTAATTGACCAACTAGAAACGTTAGTTTCCAAAATAATTGCAAAAGGTTAACTGAAGAGGTCTAATTGACCGAAACTGCCGAAAGGCAGTCTTAACCATAAACTAAAAAATCATGAGCGATAACACAAAATCATGGGTAATCACAATTGTAATCTTAGCAATTGCAATCACAATCGGTTCTTTCTTCGGAATTGAATTAGAAAAAACTATTTGGTAATCTAAACAAAAAAAATCATGGCAAATTGGCTAGACATCAAAAATGAGTACGAAGTGATGATTGAAAAATCGGGAGTAAAAAATCCTGAATTTATAAAAACTTTATTAAATGCGGCAAGGAGGGTAAATACTTGTAGAAACCTACTTTACGCTGGATATTCATGGGAATATATGTGCTATTCAAAGCCATATAATGAAGGGTGTGAATTACTCGAATTATTAAACGGGAACGGCTACGGATATAACAAAAAAGAAGCAAAATTTTGGAATGAATGGAAGCAGTTTGCTGATGCAAATGGCTGGAGTGATGACGGGAATATTGGAGATTGGCTTGCATAGGTTAACTGATGAGGATTTAATATCCGAAACGCCTACGGGCGTCTTAACCAAAACCTAAACACACACATCATGGAAACTTTAGAATTCACTTTATCCCGAGTAATTTTCCTAGCAAAAAACTATGGCGGAAGTCAGCCTAGTTTTAGAATTTCTAAATGCAAAAATCATGTAGAAATAACAGATTCATCCTCTGGATTTTTAAAGATTTTAATGTCGGATGATAAGGTCATGGCACACTTCCATGGTGGAGTAATACATGTTGAATATTTCAAATAACAGGTTAACTGATGAGTCCATAAGGACGAAACCAGCCTACGGCTGGTCTTAACCTAAACAATTTAATCATGAAAATACACGATGATGTTTTTGAATTTCTTAAAACAAAAAATGGAGTAGGGGAAGTAAAGGAATTTTCAGAATTTCCAAATAGATATGGAGATAATGTAAGTAGTTTTAGTGTAAAGTATAATATTGAAGATAAATACAATTACGATTTACAAGAAATTAAAATAGAGTATTCAACTTCACGAGTATTTATACCAAGTAAAGGATATTTTACATTTAAAACATTTAATGATATAAAAAATATAATAAACGAAAAATCTTCACTAAAATAATCATGGAAAGTAACATATTAAAAACATTAGCAATCGTTGAAAAGCATCTGAAAAAAGACCATTCTTTTTTGGCTTGCATTCATATTGCTCAGACTTTAGACATGAAAATCGACTTCGATAAGTTGGTATCACTAGATAAAAATTGCCCCGACCTAGTTGCTGGCACAATTATACACGACTACAATGGGTTGAAAATTGAAGATGAATTTTTCTTACCTAGACTAGCGTAACATGGAAAAGTTTGCAAGAAAATGCTCCATAACGGGAGAAGGGATGAATGAAGGATGGTACGCTGAAGGATGCGGAATGTACTTCGCAAACGAGGAAGATGCACTGCAATGGTGTATCGAAAATGATTACAAGGATATACAAGAAGCGTACGATGATGGCTCAATCTATTGGACTGATTGGTACGATGAAGAAGAGGATTAACTTACACACCTACCGCCTTGAGCGTGGCATTTGATTGCGAGTAGGTGCTATTTATTTATAACCTAAACAATTTAATCATGGACTACAATTTCTTTCTTTTTACCAAACTACACGAGATTATATTTAATCCTAAAACCGAATACGATATACTATTTGGGGAGTTGATACTACTATATGAAGACTGGGAAGTATGGGATTTAGAAAATGGTAGAAACATTGGTACATACGAATCAATTTTAAATTTCTTAGACAAAGTTAAAGAGTTAGACGCATGAAACGAATCAGCAAAAAAGTAAAGGCAATTGCCGATGCCCACATCGAGGCAAAAATCACAGGCAAATTTTTGGAGCAACACGTGACAAGTAAGGCGGAGTTGCTAGATAGTATTGTAAACGGGTACACCTACAAGCAGTTGCTTAACTTGGTGGAAATTAACTATGTGACGACCACATCTCTGATGATGTCTAGCGTGATTGGTCATATCACCGATGCATACAGAAAACAAGTGTACTATGGATTCAAAGAAGTATTAAACGAATATAACCTATAAAAATCATGGACAATCAAAAATCGGTTTCTTATACAGAGGCAATTGGAAAGTCAATTGTTTGGGCATCTTACGCTCATAACTTTTCGGAAGAGGAAATTAAAGAAGTTGGATACAATCCAAGTAATGGCTTGTCTTATATTGAACTTGAAAATGGCATTTTTATTTGCTCAAATGTGGGTAGTGATGCTTTTTATCAGATTAAAGATGAAAGTGAGTTCTTGGGATTTAGAAGGATTACTGAATTAAATAATTTCTTATTAAACGAATTTTAACTAAACTAAAAAACAAATGATACAAGACTTATTAATTATCGCACTTGGCACTGCATTTATCTTTGCCTTTGGTTTTATTTATTCATTAATCACTGAAAAGAAATAACATGTACACAATCAACATCGGGTTGAATAACAACCCACTAAACTTAGAGCAGGTAGCAAAGTTGCTTAACCAATTTAAACTATTCGGACTTAACGACTACGCTGAGAAGTTAGGTGACTACTTAGGAGCGGACGAACCAACTTTCGTTGGGGAGTTGGAGGTAATCACCGCTAACCATGTGGAGGCGTTATGCGAAATCATGACGCAAGACTGCATTGCAATTTACAACCACGACACGGAGGTTGGCGAGTTGGTGTACAACCCACTATATGAGGGTGACAAGTACGATTTTGACATTAAATACTTTCTATTCTTATGAGACTTAGAGACTGGTACACCACGAATTTTCCAAGTGATGAACTTGGAATTGAGATAGATGACACGGCAACATTTGACGGGCTATTCGAGACGCTGGATAGACGAAGAGATGTGTACGATTACATCGGAGTTTACGACTCCGTAGTACGGGAAAGATTGTTTGAAAAGTTAGCAGAGTTGGCTGAGATGCCTTACTCATACATCTATGACCAATGGTTCTTATGAGAGGGTATTCGGTAGTAATTGACTGGCAGAGTAACAAGTTGACATGGCGTACCGCTCGAATGAGAGTGGTCGCCACAACTGAAGACGAGGCAACTGAGGTTGCATTAGGTAAATTAAAAAGTAGAAAAGATTTTAACAGATACATTCAAATTTCAACACTATGCGAAAAGTAATAGAATTCATTTGGACAATTATAGCACTATCCCCAATCTTTGCACTGGGGTATATGTTGGGTCTCAAACTAATGGAGCAATGATAGTGAAGGTAGAAATGAAAGGAAAGTACGGGACTTACTTCACGCAAGTAAAGGAGTTCAAGGACGACAGGCACTTAGACAATTGGCTAAGGTGGATGGACAGCAACCAAGACAGAGTTAAAGTAATCGGCACGTCAGAGGTAAACAAGGCAAACACATAATATGGAGACTTACACATTTAAAATGACAAGGGTGTACGAGACAATCATCGAGATTGACGCAGAGAATGTCAAGGATGCATTCAACAAGTTACAAGACGTTGATGTATACCAATTAGAGTTGGAGCAGTGCAATGTGGTTCACGATGCAATCGAACTGCAATACGACTACGCACTGGAAGATAAAGTAACTGGAATGTTTATTAATC